TAGAAGAGGAACTGAGTTTCATAGAATTTTTGCTGACCCTCAACTATCGCAGGACTGGTCCCTCCATACGATTAGCGCTTTTGATTTACCAACATTTACTCAGGAGCTTGTTTACCCGGAAGAAGAAGATCAGAAAAATTTTTTAAAGGGCCTTACCAGCGTTGATTGGGTCGAGCACAAGAAGCGTGCCTGGGGCGAGGACTCCGCGCGCTACAAGGCCAAGGTGCTGGGAGAGTTCCCGGACGAGGCAGACAATACTTTCTTCTCGCAAGTTGTAATTGACAACGGATTCGACACGGCCTTTGAAGACGATGATGCCGTGCGCCCAACTCTCGGCCTGGACGTTGCACGCTTTGGTTCGGACGAGAACGTGCTATACATCAATCGCGGTGGTAGAGTGCGGATAGTAGACAAGTGGTCTAAGCTTGACCTCATAGAAACGGCAAGGAGAGTGCACGGACATGCTCAAAGGGTTATGGCGGATGTTATCAATGTTGACGTTAACGGTGTGGGTGGTGGTGTTGTTGACGCTCTTCTTAGGTTGGATGATTTTAATGACGCCGTTTATAGTGTTGGCGCTATTAATGGATCTCACGGTTCGCCAGATTCGGCAAGGTGGACAAACGCCAGGGCGTGGCACTACGACACGTTCCGAGAACTCCTTGCAAACAAGCAGCTGGACATAGACTACGAAGACAATCAGCTTCGTGAGGAAATGATAAGCCAGACTTATCACTTCAGCACCAGGGGTTCTATCACGATGACGAGCAAGGACCAGATGCGCAAGTCTGGTATCTCTTCTCCCGACTCTTTGGACGCTGCCATCTTGTCTACCATCTCGCACGATGTATCGGGTCCCCAGCTGGGAGAGGTTTTTCACCCAGAAGATGTAATGGCAGAGCATTCGTTCTACGCCTCAAGTTACTGGTAAGCTTAATCTATGGGAATTTTAGATAGATTTAATTCAAATTCGGACGAATCCGATAAACTTTTACGGGAAATTCAAACGCTTTCTCAGAACAATGAAATCCTTGCCGAGTCATACTCCGCCCTTGCCCGTGCAACTCTAGAGTTTGATGAGCAAGGTTGGTCTCCTATCAACCAATTCACCGACGAAGGCATTCGTTTAGAGGATGTAAAGGTTGTATCGCGTAACGCTCGCAGGCAATCGGCCTCCAACCCCATCCTCAAGCGCGGTGCAATGCTTCGTTCGAGCTATGTCTTTGGTCACGGCTTCAAGATGTCGTCTCGGAACAACCCACTTCCCCCAAGATTCCAGGCCATCGTCGATGACCCCATTAACCAGCAGGTACTATTCGGAGAGGCTGCGTGTAAAAAGAATGAAAGAGCGCTATTTACTGATGGTAACTTTTTTGTACGTTACGACAAGCGGAATCGTCGCTTTAGTCGTGTACCACTTGATGAAATAGCTGGCTGGGCAACCGACCCCGACGACCCAGAAATCATCCGCTACTACTTGCGTGAGTATGAGCGTCGTCAACCCGTAACCGATCCGTACAACTCTTACACTGCGGAGACCATCAAGGTTTGGTACCCGCTAGATTATGTTGAGACTCCCGTGTCCCGCATCAACGACATCCCCGTCGATCGCAACTTCGTGATCATTGACACCAAGTCTAACGATGAGACTGGTTCTCTGTGGGGAATCCCCGACGCTCTACCAGCTTTGCCATGGTCATGGGCATACTCCGAGTATCTCAAGGATGGCTCGAAGATGCTGAAGGCTCTCTCCAGCATTGCGTGGCAGGTCAAGTCCAAGACCGCTAAGGGCGCAGCAAACATCAGCTCCAAGCTCATCAGCAACAAGGACGTGGCAGCAACTGCTGTGACCGGCGCTGACATCGAGATGAACGCCATGCCTCGGAACAACTCCGTGGACCTGGCGACCGGACAACCGTTGGCCGCTATGGCAGCAACTGCCATGGAGGTATCGGTGGACGCCTTGCTCTCTGGACCCGGGCAGACCGCTGGCGGTGGCTCGCAGGTTCTCGACCAGTCCACACTCAATGCTGCTTACGCACGGCAGGGTAACTGGTCCGACTTCTTCTTGCGGGTGCTTCGCGTGATGGGCGTGCCAGACCCTAGCGTTACGTTTAACAACATCATCGTCGATCCCGCGTACCGCACGATTCAGTCACTGGGTCAAGCTTGGATGACTGGGCTCTTTAGCGCCGATGTTATGCAGGACGCTATGGCCGAGCAACTCGGCATCGAGGCTCCGGGCCAAGTGCCCAGAGGCGTGCTTGTGCCAAACAACGAAGGCGGTTTTGCTAACACCGGTTCCACGCTAGGAGCGGGTAACCCTAACAACATTGCTAGCAGTCAAGGCAACTCCGGAGCCGGGGTAGATGACCTGTCTGATGGCGACAATGGTAACAGGGATACCCAAAACAACCCTAGATAAATCGTGGTAACATTGTTATGATGTCTACGATTTTTCAGGAACAAGCAAACGCGCCCACCAAGGTAGGCAATAGTTGGCGTGCTGTTTTGATCACGCCTGGTAAAGGATCGTCTGGAACTTACCCGGAGGCGATGCTCCGCGAGTATGGCCCAAAGGCGTTCCCCAAGGGAACCCACTCTTATGTGGATCACCCCAGCCGCGAAGATGAAGTTCGCTCGCCCAAGAACCTAATGGGCATTCTGTCTGAAGACGCTTACTACGAGGATGGCGTTGGGCTCGTTGCCGAGCTTCAGGTCATGCCTCACTGGAAAGAGTTTGTAGAGTCGGTTGCTCCCCACACCGGCCTCTCCATCTACGCGATGGGCGAAGGCGAATACGATGACGACGGAGAAATGGTTGTTGAAACTCTTGTTGCTCATACTCAAAACTCTGTTGACCTGGTCAGTTATCCGGGTCGTCCGGGGTCCAAGCTAGCTGACAAGCTTTACGAAGCCGCACGGGCAACAATTGACGCCGAGTCCTATCACATGGACGACGATAAGAAAAAGAAGCGTAAAGGCGAAGCTGAGCCTGGAGAGCTAGCAGAAGAAGACTTGGTCCGCATGGACCACGGTGGCGAAATGGTTTATGGCCAGGTTGCCTACATTATGACCGATGGCGTATTCCCCTTCGAGGGCGATCCGCTTGCGGTCCCAGCCTCACCAGAAGCGCCCGTTGCGCTTGTTCGGGTGTGGCGTCAGGAAGACGGAGAGTGGGAACCAACCCAGATGCTTATGGGTCACCCCATCTCCGAGCTAACTAAAGTTTCTGAGCTTGGGGAATCCAAGAGCAGAGAAAATGGTACTGCTGCAAAAACAGTTGCAAATACCAAATCATACAAGGAAGAAGGAAACTCAGATATGGATCTCAAGGAATTGAGCGACATGCTGGCCGAGCTGCCAAACTTGGTGGCCGCAGCTGTTGTAGAAGCCCTTGCGCCTAACGAGGAGCCAGAGGAAGAGGAAAAACAAGAAACTGACGTTGCAGCTGTTGCTGAAGCGCTGGTTGCTGCTAACCTCCCCGAAGTTTCCCGTAAGGCCGTCTATGAGTCGCTTCGCGCCGGAGCAGACTTGACCGAATCTATCGAAAACCAGAAGGCTTTCGTGGAGTCCGTAAAGTCGCACTTCAAGGAGGAAGCTGACGCTTCCGCCAAGGCTGTCGAAGAGACCGTTATTGTAAACACACAAGAGAGGGCACCCCGCCTCTCTGAAATCCTCAACGTGAAGGTTGGTGCCTAATGGCTCTTAACGAAGTTTACGTGGATGGAGAATCCCTTAACTACGTCGTGAACTCTGCCGTCGAATCTGGCGACTTTGTTGTTCTCGGTGGACTTGTTGGTGTCGCTGAAACCAGCGCCGCTTTGGGAGCTGACTCCAGCTACTACGCAACCCTGCGTCACATTGGTGTCTTCCGCGGTACAACCGCTGTTGCCGTCACTGTTGGTGCTGCAATCTACCTGGCCGCAGGCGCAACTTACGGCACCGCTCTTACCACTGACAGCGACACTGGTTCTAACGAACTTGTTGGCTACGCTATCAAGGCCAAGGGCGCTGTTGCTGGAGATGTCTTCGTCCGGATCAACAACTAAGAATAGGTGATTTAACTAATGGCAAACATGCAAATGGTTGAACAGGAAATCGCCAGAATTGAAGAGCGTTCCACCAAGCGTCAGATTGAGGCAGCCAAGCTCCTCACCAACGCGCTTTCCGGTGACCTTCGTGC